CGCCATCAGCAAATCCAAACGCTCCTGATGCGGCTTTGATTGCGTTGAAAATCATCATCTTAACGGTCATCTCTGCTATGTCTCTTAAAATTGATTGAGCAAGAGAGCGGAAATCTGCTTTGCCGGTCACGACAAGATCTGTTAAGGCGTTAGCCATACCGTTAAAGGCATTTTGAGTAACCTGCGACATATTCGCAGCCATATTGCCAAAGCTATCTTGGATTTCGCTTATCCCATCTTTAATCCCTGCGATTGAGCTTGATTTCAGTTGGCTTTCGGTTTCTTTAATAACCGCCATACGCTCTTTTAGTTTTGCGATTTCCTCATCAAGCTTAGCAATATTCTCTTGCGACATTCCAACTTTCAGGCGAGCTGCGTCAATATCTAATTGATGATTATATCGAAGTAATTCTTGCTCTTTTCTTGTTTTACCAAGTAGCTCAAGCTCAAATTGCATTTCTCGCAGTTTTTCACCGTTATCATAGGTAAATTGTGCAATTGCTACGCTTTGTTGTGCAGCATCAATTTGAGCAGCCATATCTTTAAGCTTAGCCAAACCATCTGCGCCAAAATGAGCGTATTTCTCACCATTCGCTGCAATATCTTGAGTGATTTTGTTTAGCTCTTGATACTGGCTAACTTGCCCGAATACAGAAATATCTTGGGCATTCGCTCGAATTTCTGAAAGTCTGCGCTCCATTTCGCTAAGTTGGTCAGTGAACTGTTTCACATAATCAACCTTAGAACCACCAGAAGATTTGCTAGCTTTTGATTTTCTTGATGAACCGCCTTTAGCACCTTTGCTAATAGCTTGAGAACCCAACAAGGCAAAGTTACTATCAACTACCGCAGAAAAATCAGCAGAATCTTTTTCAAATCCGCTATTTAATGCGTTATCTTCCGCTTGAAGTCTGCGTTTCTTGATTGGGTCGGTTTCTTTATTAATTGCAATTTGGCGATTGTTTCGCTCTATTAATTTGGTCGCCTTATCACTTAAAGCGTTTTGAACGCTAAAGCCGAGAGCATTAAACTGGCTCGCTACTAAGATAGCCATTGCCCCCATTCGCTCAACTGCACTTGTAATGGATGCCGCACCACTTTCCGCACTTGGGAAAATGCGGGTTAAATCATCAAGCGAAAATCCTATTGAATCAATGCTGACTTTGGAGGTGTCTAGCGTTGGAAGTAAGCTTCTTAATTTATCGTGGAATTCAGCAACCGGAACTTGACCGATGATTGTTTTCAAATCATCTTCTGACTTGGTTAGTTTTTCGTTTGATTTAGCTAATTCAGCTTTTTTAATCGCCAAATCTTGCGTTGCTTTTGCTAACGCCTCTAGATATGCCGAATCTTCCGCTTTTCCGCTTTGCTGTGCGATTTGTTTGCCTTGCTCGATTATTCTGTTGAGCTTTTCATACTCTTCTTCTAATCGCTTAATTTCGTCCTTTTGAGCGGAAATCGATTGCTCTAATTTGGCTTTCATTCCGTCAAGGACTGCGGCAGAAGTGTTTGCTAATTTGCCAGCAGTTACATCTAACGAATCAGCAAAGGATAACAGCTCTTGTCTAGCTGCCTCTGTTTTCTGTTGGTAGTCTAGGAATACGCCAACACCAGCCGATAAGCCGAGAGTTAATAAACCAAGTGGTCCACCAACAAAACCTAATGCGCCGCCTAAGCCTTTACCTGTTGCGGTTAATGCTTGTTGTGCAGCAGTGAGATTTCTCGTTGCAGCAGCTTGGGCTGACATAGCGGCAGAGGCTTGAATACTTGCTGCAATCCAAGTGCGGGTTTTACCAACACTCCAAATCACACCTGCACCTGCTGCAAGGCTCGCCACAATGGTTAAGTGATTGGCGATTTCATTGATAGCCTTAGCAAATGCCTCGCTAGCTCCAGTGGATTTATCTAATTCGCCAATCCATTTAATGGTTGAGGTGTTTAGATTTTCAAAGGCTGCGGAAATAGTAAGGATTCGAGTGTTAAACTGGTCGTCAACGGATTCTTTGGCTCGTTCTAACGCTGGAACAAGAACGTCCATTGTTAGTTTACCCTCTTTCGCCATATTGCGAAGTTCGCCAGTTGTAACACCTAAACCAGTCGCAATCGCTTTCGCTAATGTGGGGGTTTGCTCCATTACAGAGTTAAATTCATCACCACGAAGAATTCCACTCCCTAATGCTTGCCCGAACTGTGTCAATGCCGCATCTGCTGCACCTGCACTTGCACCAGATACCGCAACGGCTTTAGATACCGTTTCAGTTAAACTAGCAATCTGTGCCTGACTAATCTTCAACGTTTCGGCATTTTGAGCAAATCGCTGATAAACTCCCGAAGTCGCATTAATGCTTTGGTTAGTTTTTAAGGCAATATCAAAAACGTTATTTAAGCCTTTCGAGCTACTGATTGATGCACTCTCGACCAATCGAAGTTTATTTTGAATTTCTGTGTATCCATCGGCAAAACCTTTTAATTGATTTACACCAAAGCCAGCTATACCAGCTTTGAAAAGGTTCGCAGATACACGATTGAGCGAATTCATCGACCGCTCAATATTGCTTAATTGTTTTGTTGTGGTGTCAGTAAAGCGTTTAACTCTGCCTTGTGCGTTATTGATACCACTTTGGAATTTAACCTGATCTAACTCAAGTTGAATATTTAAGTGTCCTAATGAGCCTGCCATTTTTACTCCGTTATCTATTTGCTAAGTAATCGGCTGAACCGTCATCAAACTCTTCTTCTTTCTTCTCCTTGTAAAAAGGCATAAAGTCTGAAAGCTCTGGCGGTTTGCCTTTCGGATCACAATTAACCATTGCCAAAACGTGCGAGATTTGAGCCGAGCGATAGTCATCACGCCATAAGCCAAACGGTTGTTCTTCGTAAAACAGTCGATACTCTTGTAAATGGCTTTCTGGCATCTGCTCAATTTCTTCTAGCGTCTTTCCGAGAGAAAGCGACAGGTTTATTTGGAACTTTCTCCGGCTGGTGAGTTTTTTGGTTCACCGTCCATAATGGCTTGATTAAGCTGTTCAATAACCGCTTTATCTAACTGAGCTAACTGCTCTAAATCACTTTCATCTTCGGCATTGAATAGGTTTACACCGTTTTCATCACATAAACGCATTGCGATTGTGCGAGTTAATTTGTGCTTGTCGTAAACTTTGGCTAATTGCTCAGTTAGGGTATCTTCATCGCTAAAATCAAGTGTAATGCCTTGACTTTCAGCAATGCGAACTAATTCTTGTTGTTGTCCGTATAAGGCTTTGTTCATTTCGCCAACGGTAAACTCACGGATGTAATAGGTATCACCTAAAATCTCCACTGGTTTAACTGCTGGTTTGCGTGATAAAAGTTTATCTCTTAAATTCATTCGTTCCGCCTCAAAAAAAGAAAACCGAGAGGATTAACTCTCGGTCTTGTCATTTACGCTGTTGTAGGTAAAAAATAATCACGTTTCGCTTTTTTGATGGTTACGCCGGATTCAAATTTACCTTTCACTTCACCACTGAAGTTAGGTGAGGTTTGAATAAAGCCTGTGCCATATAAAGCACCTTGATTATTTTTCAGAACCATTAACCAAGGGAACGTTTCTTTGTCGTAGAATTTTTTACGCAAATCCTTTTGCATGTCTGTTGCTGGCGCGTAATAGAAAGAGAGCTTAATTGAACCGTATTCAATTTCGCCTGCTTCTGTTTCTGTACCCTCTGAACACATTGTGGTGATGTCTGTTTCACCTAATGTATCACCGTCACCATCAATCTGTTTAATCGCACAGAAATTGCTTGATAATTGGATTTTTGAAACTTTAGCTTTAGTAAAGTCTGTCGGTTTATCGAAACCTTTCCAATCCACTTCATCAGCCAAAGTAACAGTGTCAGTAGAAACAGATTTAACAGGATAGCAGCCATCTAAAGCACCTAAGCCTGTAATTCGGATAAAATCACCAGCTTTTAATCCATTGCTTGCTGCGGTAATTGTGGCGTTTGGCGTAACAGTACAGTTTGAAATAGCTTTTTCCGTATCGTAGCCAACGCCTAAGTAGAACTTAGTCCCTTGAAAAGGGGTTGTTTGTGTTGCCATTGTTATTCTCCATAAGCAATTTGGTAATTGATTGTTCTGCGGTGCAGTTTTGTATCAGGCTCATAGTCTGATAAGTCATTGCTACGCTCCGCATAGTCAAATTTTTGCTCTAACGCACTAAAAATAGGTTTTCTTAACGCCATCACGTCATCGGGATTTGGGCTATAAATGTCAATTTGCACCATAAAATCATCTAAATCGCCATCTACTAAAGCAGAATTTGGCGAAATATTGATGAATTGATAGACGATGACGGGGAATTTCTTTTTAGTGTCAGGAATGAACCCGTAAAAACACCGATTTTCAACAAGTGGCGATAAAGCCTTAAAAATATCTTGCTGTATCATTTCCCTGCCTCGCTCTCAATTCCATCTTTTAACGTTTTGATGATTTCTGTCGCAGCTTTTTCTTTTGACTGCTCAAACGCTGGTCTTAGGAATGGCTTAGCTGGCATTTTTGAAGTGCCAAACTCAACAAAACGCCAGTAAAACGGATCTTTTGGGTTATAAGCTCCGCTACTTGCATTTTTCGCCTTAAAAGCCCCTCGTTGCTTGGCCGTAAGACCTTTAACTCTAATCACAGTGCCGATTTTGCCGTTTTTTAAGACTTTCGTGCTGCTCTTAATCGCTTTTTTGAGCGTGCCAGCTCGTCTATGTGGCGTACTTTGGGAAAGAACAGGTGCATTTTGTCTTGCTTGCTCTCGCACAATCTTTCCGCCCTCTCTCATCGCTTTAACTGCAATCTTGTTAGAGACCTTACGACCAAGCTCACTCAAAGCCTTATGTATTTGAGATAAACCATCAACCTTGACATTACCCATCAACTGCCTCTTTACACATTAGTTGTAGAGATACGTTGCGTTCTTGGGTGTTAAGCACGGCAACAATTTCCAAGAAACGTTTACCGAACTTAACCCTCATTGACGGTTTAATACCGTCTAGATGACGTAGCCATATCTGCGTAGTGATTTCTGACTGTACTTGTTGAGCTGAAAAGTATTCTCGCCCAGATAAAGGCTTTACTTCTGCCCAAACAGTTGCAATAGATTTCCACTTCGTTATGGTTGCTCCATAGTCATTAATCTCATTGACTTGTCGCATTAATGTAATTCGATGTCGTAATCTTCCGATTTCCATCTATACCCCCATAATTCGATATGGCTGAATTAGTCGCCAAGTACCCTCTTCAATCTCTTTTGAAACTACGCCAAGCACTACACTCTCACGGTGTTCGTACCAGTGAGCAATCGTCATTAGCATTGCTTGCTTGATTGCGGAATTGACGACCAAGCCATTTGCAACATCATCAGGCACTTCGTCAGTAAATAACTTGCGATCTAACTGATTTTCGATATGTTGCTGTGCTGCACTCTCATACAATTCGAGCAATTCGTCCTCATCATCGCTATCAATGCGGCAATGCTGTTTGATTAAGTCTAGTGTGATTAACATATAAGCCCCAAAAGAAAGCCCCAGTTAAGGGGCTAGAATTGATTATTTAGCGAGTAATTTGCCTTTAACAAAGGCTTCTGGACGGTAGATAGCTAACGCCAAACGCTCTTCACAAAGGATTGTGACCAAGTTTTTAACAAAGTCATCTTCGTTCTCGGTTGATACGGCGATACCTGATTGTTGGCGGTCAAAAATTTGAGCACCCAAATCAAATGAGCCAGTTAAGAAGTCGCCAGCGGTAATTGCTTTGGTTTGAACAACGGGTACTCCCCATAAAGTAGGTTGAGCTAGGTTTTGAGGGTTGCCGATAATATGACGACCGGTCGTGTCTTTTTCTAATTCGATTTTTGCCCAATCAATAGGGTTTAAAACAAACCCATTAGACGGATATTCGGCAATGACAACCTGTAGCAACGCCAAGCGTAATTGGTCGATGATTGTGTAGTTTTTCATTGATGCTGGGTCTGCGAACGCTTGCGCTACATTCATAATGCCTTGAATTCCGCCACCAGTACCGTCGCCATTTAATAATTGCTGTTCTTCTTTTAATTTGAGGCCGTAAGTTAAGCGACCATTGATATAACTTTGCAGCATTGACGCATCATCTAAGACTTGACGAGATGCCTTAACGTAGTGAGCGACTGTCTTAACACTGGTGGTCATCTCTTCAAATTGAAGAGTAGATTGCGCCTTTTTGGCCCCCTCAGATGCTTGCGGTCCAGCATTGTTTGTGAAACCTTTTTCGCGAACATAAGAAACCGCATTGCTGTCAGTGGTGCCAGGCATTAACAAGTCACGCACGGTCAATAGACGTTGTGGCGGTGTTACAATGCCGGGCACTCGATGTTCAACGATCAAAGCTCCAGCGGAACCCGCAGCATCTGTTGTCAAACTGGTAATGGTTGACTTTAAGCTTAATTTCGCAGATTTACCAGAGCGTGGGTCTGTGGCAAATGATTTAAAACTTTCTGTTTCCATTAATTGTTGAGCGATTGATTTCTCTTGCTCTACACCATGGCCACGGCGAGTTGCTTTTTGTTCCAACTCATCTAAGCGGCTTTTTGCGCTGTTCATAGCAGTTAAGGCCTCATCTACACGACCTTTCAAGTCGTCTAAGCCTTTCTCGCTGTTCGCCATTTTGCCTTGTAATTCTTCACCAAGACCTTTTACCTGTTCAGTTGCTTTCTTAAACTCGGTGGCGAGTAATTCAATATTTTCTTGTGACATATATTAGTCTCCATTGATAGATTTCAAAATGTTTAACGCATTGCCAATTTGGCTTTCAGGCTCACCCTGAATAAGTTTTCTCAAGCCATAACTGGCAATGGTTGTGGCTTGTTGTTTGGAAAACCCTAAATCTCTCAAGGCTTTCTCAAATTCTGGTAATGTTGGTAAACTGCCTTTAGCTAAAGCAGATTTAACCACCTCTACACGGCTTTCTTCGTTTGCTGGGAATGTAACGATTGAGATTTCTTTCAAATCAATCTCTAAAAGCTCTAAAACATCGTCTTTTTCGTTATACATCCACTTATTGAGCTTGTACCCAATAGATAGCCCGTCAATCGCTCCAGCCATCATTAATGCGTGGATTTCTTTCGCTCGTGCCACATCATTAATTAATAATCGACCCTCTCCATATAAACCACGCTCATCTTCTTTAAGCATAGTCCATACGCCAATCGGTTGATTGCGGTCGTGATTCCATAACACAGGCGGCATTTTGCTTTGAGCGTTCCAGCCTTTGATGCTTTCGATGAAAGCACCTTTTTTCACTACTTCGTAATAGCTATCTGCAACATCGAATACGTTGCAATAGCCAGAAAAAAAGCCGTCCTCTCGAACAGCTTCTGCTTTGAATAATAAATCTTTAGTCTTTGTCTTTGTCATCTGCTCCCACCTTGTCGATAGAGGTTAGATTTAGCTGCACTGTTAATTGGTCTGCACCATCAATAGCTGGTAGATTTTCCAATGCTCGCACTTCATTTCTTGTCATTACGCCATTTTGTAGCAAAGCGGTATAGAAACTTGCTCGCCCTGCGCTGTCTGCTCTTAATAAGCCTTCAACGCTGAAAATAGGGTAATATTTCTCACGCTCTAAATTTCGGTAGTTCCCACCCACACGACCTTTATCGCCTTCTCGGTTCTCGATATCTTCATCTTCAGCAGAAAGGTCAACCTTGACGCTATCAGCACCTTTAGTCGCCCCTGTGAATGTGAATTGATTTTCAAACTCATCCACTGAATGACAGAAATAATCGTAGAAGGTATCTCCTGAACATACAACACCAAAGAT